AGACGCTGAACATGTCAGCAGGAGGGATCACCGACACCCTGTACTTCACCCAGGGCGGCAACGCCGCAGGCGGGTCGACCGACACGCCAAAGCTCTGGCAGGACAACGCGATGCTGCGCGACGAGGGGGCGATCGTCTCCGACATCGTCTACAACGGCACCTTCGTCGTCGACCTGCCCGAGTCGGCGGCGGGATCGACCGCCGACCTCGACCGGGTGATCGAGGAGAAGGTGGTCTACGAGTTGACCGGTGGCAACACCACCACCAAGCTCGTGTGCCAGTCGGCGGTTGACGGTGGAGCGCTCGGCACCGACGCCAGCCTCGCGACCACCGCGAACGGCCCCCAAGAGGCCCGCGTGCTGCCGCAGTCGGATGTAACCCAAGCGGCGGGAGGGGCCATCGGCGTGCTGGGCCGTCGCCACGCCCACCGCATCACGATGTCCGCCACTCAGCCTGCAGGCCAGCCATCGGCGCTGCGGCTGCACGAGGTGGATCTCGTCGTCAGGCCGCGGAGGCCGCGCGCGTGAGCGTGCGCGACAGGCCACCTGCTCCGGGGCAGAGCCCGACCGGAGCCAACGAGGGGCTCTTCGGAGTACTGCAGGCGTTCGTCCGCTCGTCGCATTTCTCGGCGGTGCTGCGCGAGATGGGCTTCGTGGTGGCCGCTCCAGGGGATCTGAAGCCCACGGCCACGGTGGACGCGCCGCCGGGCGGCTGGCTCCTGTGCGACTACTCGCTCTACCCGGTGTCGAGCTACCCGGCGCTCGCGGCGGTGCTGCAGAAGGCGGGCTGGCAGTCGGCGCCCTACACCCCGACCGCGCCGCCCATCGGACAGTTCCATGTCCCCGACTTCCGCCACGCGGTGATGATGGGCTCCGACACCGCGAACGGGAGCGGTGCGGGGGCGATCAACATAGCCAACTTCGGCGGGTACGGAGACAACGTGCTCTCGGCCGCCAACCTGCCGGCGCACACCCACCCGGCCTCCACGGCCAACTTCCTGCTGACCGACGGCACGGCGGTGACCATGACCGCAGGAGCGGGCGGCTACAAGTACTCGACGGGCTTCGCGGCCGCGACGGGATCGACCGGCAGCGGCACGGGCTTCTACGCCTATCCTCCATGGAGCAGCGTCAACATCTGGATCAAGACCTAGGATGCGCTGATGGCTCTCACGTACACGCAGTGGCTTGCGGCCAACCGCCTTCCCGCCACCGCCCAGAACGCGGCCAACTGGCTCGCCACCGCGGCGCCGCAGGGAACCGTGATCCCCGCGGCGCTGCGCCAGTACTTCGGCGGCGCCGCGCGCACGGGCGGGCAGCAGACCGGCACCGGCTCCAACTACCTGCCGAGTCCGCTCGGGCAGGCGGCGGGGCCCGATCCTCTGGCGGCGGTGTCGAGCGCGCTGGCCACGGGGGTCGCCAACCCCGCGCCCGCGCCGACGCCCGTGACGCCCGCCTACACCGCGCCGAATCCCTTCACCACCGACCCCTCCACCATGTTGGCGCTGGCCGCCTTCCAGGGGATCCCCGGGCAGCTCAACCCGCAGTACCAGCTCGCGGCCGGGCAGGCTGCGGCATCGCTTGCCGACTACTCCGACCAGGCGCCCACGATGACGCCGGTCACGGTGCAGACCCCGTGGGGTCCGATCACCTCTTACCAGTTGGCCCAGCCCGACCAGCAGGGGCGCCTCTACCGGCAGGGGGCGATGGGCGATCGCTATGCAGCGGCCTCGGGCGGGGACGTCGGGTCTTCTGGCCTCACCAACGCCCTGGCCGACACGCAGCACAACCTGAACACGCAGGCCCAGCAACTGCTCCAGCAGTACGCGGGAAACGTCCAGGGGATCCAGCAGCAGGGCATGGGGCTCTTCGGCACCGACGTCTCCAACCTCGGCACCGCGCTCGGCAACTGGCAGGCCAACCAGACCGCGCTCGCCTCGAGCGCCGGCTCTCCTCAGTCCTATCAGTCGGCGGTGCAGTCCCTATCAAGCCCGGCGTCGCCCAGCCTGCAGCCCATCGGCTCCAACATCGGGGCCACGCCGACCACGGCCAAGACCCCGGCGCAGCCGACGCCGATGACCGACTGGACCAGGACCACGCTCTCGCCGAGGACGCTGTCCACGCGGGCGCCGAGCCCGTTCCAGAGCCACTGGAGCTTCAGCGGATGGGGGAAGGCGTAGACCATGCCACGAACTGGATGGGCAAGCGAAGCGCAGCGCAGGCTGATGTGGTTGAAACACCCGGATATCGCCCAGCGCTGGAGCGATGAGTTCAAGCGGGCGGGGATCTCCCAGAAGAACCTCCCGTATCACAAGGGCGACAAGAAGGGAGGCCACATGGCCAAGCGCAAGGTCCGGTTCTCGGACGTGGCAGCGCAGATGAAGGGCGGCAAGCATCGCCACCGCGGCAAGCGCGCGGCGCCCGATGGCTCCAACGCGATGCAGACCGACCGCAACGAGCTCGCCACCGACCACACCTCCCCGGCCGGCGTCACCCGCCACGGCCGCCACGGCCGCGGCTCGCGCGACGTCCACATGAAGAAGGCGCTTGAGATGCTGATGAAGAGCAAGGGCAAGAAGGGCGCGAGGGCGAAGGCCTGAGCATGGCCAAGGTCCCCGCCCGGGCACGCAGCTCCACCGGTCGCACGACCGACGTCAAGGCGACCACGACGCCCTACCACATCCCGTACAACACGAACTACCGGGTGCCGAAGCAGGGGTTTCTTCTGCCGGGCCCCGACCGGCCTCCCGCTCCGGCGCCCGCGCGCCCGGTGGTGGGGCTCCCCGGTCCGGGCGTGCAGGCGCCGGCGCAGGGCGCTCCGCCTGCTCCGGGCTCAGCGGTGATCGACTGGGTGAACGCGCACTATGCGCCCGCCCTGCGACAGCACGTCGAGCAGATGCTGGCGGCGAACCCTCAGCGCGCCCAGCAGCTCATGCACCCGGCGGCACCGGCGGCACCGGCGACCCAGCCGCCCATGCCGGGGCTCCCCGCGATGCCCACGGGCGCCATCGCAGCCCCGGCGCCGGCGGCGACCGGCGCTCCGACGCCCGCCGACCCCTACGCCAACCTCCCTCCCGATGTGGCGAGCCTGCTGCGCGGGATCGACCAGCAGACCCAGCAGGAGGCGGCTGCCATCCAGTCGGTGAACGCGGCTGCCATCCCAGCGGCCCAGCAGTTCGCCGCACAACTCCAGCAGGGGCTCCAAGGGCTAGTCGGGCAGGCGGGCCTGAACCCCATCACCGGAGCGGCGCCGCAGGACATCCCCGCTTCGGTGGCGGCCCTCCCCTACGTGATGACCCAGGCCAATCAGCAGCAGGCCATGCAGCAGGCGGCCCAGGCCGCGGGCGCCGCCTACGACATCCCGGCGCAGCTCCAGGCCGCGGGCGCTCAGAACCTCGCCCAGTTCTACGGGCAGGCTCAGCAGGGCGTGCAGTCGCTCGCTCAGGACCTGATCGACCAGCAGATGACCCAGCAGACCGACCTGCTCAAGCAGCAGCTCGTCAATCAGGGCAACCTCGCCGGTCGGCAGGCCACGGGCGCGGCGACAATCCAGGCCGCGCGGGACCGAACGATGGGCACGATCATCTCCTCGATCATCGCCAACAAGGGGCGGCTGACCGCGCAGGACATGAAGGACATCAACGCGCTCGCCGTGCAGGGGGCGCGCGGGCAGAGCGCCGCCAACGTGGCCAACATCCGGGCGGGGGCATCGGAGACCGTGGCGCAGATCAACGCCGACGCGAAGCGACAGGCCGCGGCTGCGGCCCCCAAGGGGACCATCGGTCCGTTTGCCAAGAAGCCCACTATCAAGGTGCCAGGCGTCTCGTGGATAAACACCGGCAACGGCTGGGTGGGGGTCAAGGGATCCTCAGCGGGTGCGCCGAAGCTCGCCTCGCCCTCTCAGCGCGAGTCGATCATGCGCGGGTGGGACACCGGATGGAACGGCAAGAAGGCCACCAGCATCACGGGCAACGACATCCAGGGACACAAGCCTGCCGACCTTCCTCCGAACCCGACCCCCGCCGACATTCAGAAACACACGCAGGACGAGAACGACGCGACGGTCTGGGTCGTCAACCAGATGCTTGCGCTCAAGGACAACTTCCCGGGTCCGAACGGCATGCGGCAGGTGCTCGACATGATCAAGACCGGGATGGGGCCGGACGCCTATCAGCTCGCGCAGGGATGGATCGCTCGCCATGCCAATCAGATGAAGTCGATCTGGCCGTAGCGTGGCGTCGAACCCCTACCTGGAGGCGGCGGGGCTATCCGGCGGCAGTGCTCCTGCGGCTCCCGCCGCCTCGGGCGAGGCCAACCCGTATCTGGCGGCGGCGGGGATCGGTTCAGGTGGCGCCGCTCCCGCGACCGCCAAGGCCAAGCCGACGGTCAGGGCCAAGGGCAAGAGCATCTCGACCAACCCGGTCTATCAGGCGGCGGTCAACGAGGCGCTGAGCAAGGGCGTAGCAACCTCCAAGACGCTCGACGCCATCGGTCGATCGGCGGTGCAGGCACGCCAGCAGCGGGCCGCCAAGGGAAAGGCGATCCGAGGCAGCATCGTCGGTCAGGCGGCGCGATCGGGAGCACCCATGAGCGTGGCGTCGCTGTCTCCGATCCAGGCAGCCGTCGGCGGATCCGCCCCCTTCCACCAGGGGGGCGACCCCTTCGGATTCATGAGTGGCCCGCTCGGCGTCCTGTCCACGGGCCTGAACGCTCCTGAGTCGTTCGCCGTACACCTGGGCGAGGCCGGAGCGGCGGCGCTGCGCGGTCATGGTGGCCAGGCACTGCATGCGCTTCACCAGGCGGTCACCTCTCCGAACGACACCGCCTCTTCGGTGCTCGCGGCGCACGGGTTGAAGCTGCCGGAGCCGCTGGCCATACTGGCCGACCTCGGCGGCAACCCATTGAACGTCCTCGGGTTCGGCGGCGCTGCGACGGGGGTGGCTTCTGATGCGGCCCGGGCGGCCGAGGCCGCGCACGGCGCGGAGCTCGGCGCCACCGGCGGCGAGGACGCCATGACCATGCTGGCTCAGCACCACTTCCCGGCCCCTGGAGAGGCTGCGGGACCTGCTCCGAAGGTGCCCGGCGTCACCGGCACCGAGGAGTACCTGCGCCCGTTCCGCGAGCGGGCGGCCAAGTACCGGGGGCGGGTGTCGGACCTCGAGGCCGAGAAGCAGGCTGCTCTGTCTCGGAGGGCGACGGTGCGCCAGGGCGCCAGAGCCGGCGCTCGCTCGCAGCGCGCCCAGCAGGTGCTTGGCGAAGAGATCTCCCAGATCCCCGGTACGCGGGCTCAGCGCAACCTGTTCGCCGACGTTTTCGGTCAGCCGAGCGCGGAGGGCGAGGGCGCCAGGCTGGCGGGCAGGACCACTCGTCGCTCGCAGCTTCTGAAGAACATGCGTTCGGGGCCGGACATCGTCACCGCTCCAAGGGCTGCCGGCGCGCCGCGCACGGTCCGGGCGGCTGACCTTCCCTACCCGGTGGCGGCACCGGCGACGGGCGCGGTGGCGCGGGCACACGAGGCCGCGGACGCGGTGAAGGAGCTCCTGCGGCTTCCGCGCGCCCCGACGAGCGCGGAGGCGGCAAACGCCGGGCGGCTGCTCGAGCGGTCGCAGGCGGAGATCGACGCGGCGCCGGGGCTGCGCGGGAAGGTGACGCCGCGCACGCCTGGCACGCCGGCTGCTGCGGGCGGACCAGGGGGTCCGCTCACGGCAACCGTGCGCGAGGAGCCCGGAGTCGGTCTCACCGGCAGGCAGGCGCGGGCCGCCCAGCGCATGGTCACCCAGGCCCGAAAGCTCTACGAGATGCGGATGGCCGAGGGGGCGCAGCCATCACGGCAGACGCTGGTGAACGCCGGCCGGTCGCTCGAGCGGCTCCAGGCGCAGGCGAGGGCGGCGTCCGGCGAGGAGCGCGCCGCCACCCAGGAGGCGCTGCGGGCGGGCAGGGCGCGCACGCGGGCGTCGATGGTGGCCAAGGCTCCCAAGACCTACGTCACGACGCCGCTTCGCGCGGCGGGGCGTGCGGCGCGTGAGGCCAGTCAGGCGATCGACGACCTCGCCGCGCGCCAGCCGCTGGCGACTGGACGCTCGATGAACATCGGTGCCCGCCTCGCCAAGGCGCAGAAGGCGGCGCAGAAGGCCGAGCGCTCCCTCGACACCGCCATGAAGCGGGCGGCGCGGATGGAGGACGGCGGGCTCTCGGTGGGTCGCGTGCTCATGGACCGGGCGGCGGTGGTGGGCGACGCGCGCGAGCGCGCCTTCGCGGTGGCCAAGCGCGGTCCGAGCGTCCGCATCGGCGCAGGGCGTCTCAGCAAGGAGTTCCGGTTCGGGGTGCTCTCGCCCGAGCAGACGGCAAGGCTGCCGGGGGCCACCTTCCGGGCCACGAGGGCGCGCGAGCTCTTCTCCTCTCGCTATGCCGGTCAGGCCCACAACGGCGCGGCGATGGTGATCGGCGTCCGCGACTCGGTCATCCGCCACGCCCTCGCCAACTTTTCCAAGGAGTACCGAAAGGTGGTGAGGGAGACGGGCATCCTGCACGACCTCGAGGCCCAAGAGGCGGCGACATTCCACGCCGAAGGCACGACGCTGAGCGAGCACGAAGGCGTCCAGCGCCTTGCCCAGCACGCTCGCGATCTGCAGGACGCCAACTTCGAGCGCTCTCGGGTCAAGAACATCGGGGTCGCCTATCGCAAGGAGTATGTCCCGATCCGCTGGAAGGACGAGGAGCTTCGCAAGGGGATCCTCATCTCCGGCAAGCGGCGCCGACTGCCGGGCGATCAGGCGCACATGCGGTTGCGCGGGCACCCCCATGTCGCCGATGCGGTGGCCAAATATCCGGGGGCCGTCGAGACCAACCTGCCAAGGCTGGTGTTGCAGCGCCAGGCGGAGCAGATCAAGGCCGAGGCCGACGCCGACATGCAGCGCACGCTGGTGAGCCGCTTCGGGATCGAGGCCGGCAAGTACGACCCGGAGAACATCCCCACCGGATACCGCACCGCGCAGAGCCTGGGCATGCAGTACGTGAACCCCGACTCGCTCCTGCCGGATGAGGTCGCCGCCACCTACGAGCATCTGCTGACACCGCGCTGGTCGGACGACGACCCCTCGGCTCTCTTCTCGCGCCTGACGCTCTCACGGGTATCGCGGGCGTGGGCGCGGCTCAAGCTGATGACTCCGGGCTTCGACGTCCGCAACACGCGGGACGAGGCCATCCTTGCGGCGCAGGCGGGCATCAACCCGATCACCGCCGCCATCCGCGGCGTCAGGGTCCAGCGCGGCAAGGGGTATGTCGGTGGCCGCTCTCCGCTCACCAACGAGCAGGCGCGCTGGCTCGCCAACACCGTGGGCGGCGTCACCCAGGCCGGACTGGCCACGGTGGAGACCGAGGGAGCTCGCGGTCTGGCGCGGCTCGGACCGCGTGGGGAGAGGTTCCAGGAGATGCTCCACAACGCCCGCGTCTATCGCGAGAACGCCCAGCGGCTCGGGACCTACGCCACGCTCCTGCGCCGGGGCATGACGCCGGGCGAGGCGATGGACGCGACGGAACAGATCCACCTGCCCTACCACGATCCGGGACTCTTCGTGGAGGGCATGCGCCGCTCCGGGCTGGGGTCGCCCTTCTTCACCTGGATCGGGCGCAACCTGCCTCGCCAGCTCCAGCTCCTCGCCAAGCGACCGGGGCAGCTCGCCGCCTACTCCCAGCTCCAGAAGCACCTGTCTCGTGACGCCGGCGGCCCCTTCGACATCCTGCCCGAATGGGCGCAGCGGGAGGGGGCCTTCGGGATTCCGGGTCTCGGGTTCATCGGTGCCCGCACTCCGCAGTCGGACCTGTCGACGATGCTGCCGATCCCCGGAGAGGTGGGCGGAGCGAGAGCGGCGCTTGGAAACGACGTCGGTTCGCTGGCGCCTTTCCTGCAGGGGGGGCTCGACATCGCCTCAGGGTTGGCCGGATCGCCGCTTGACCTCGGCCGCTACATCGCCACCGGATCGATGCCGAGCGGCAGGCAGAACGTCTCCGGCCTCGAGGCGCTGGCGCTCGGCCAGATCCCCGGGGTCTTGGGTCATGGCTCAGTGGTGGGTTCCGGTGGCACAGACATCCCGACCACCACCGTGCCACGGTGGCTGGGACAGGCCTACCAGCTCCTCGACCCGACGGCGCTCGGGCACGTCTCCAACATCGTCTCCTCGGCCGAGGGGCTCACGCCGCAGTCGCCCATGGATCAGGCGATCAGCCTGCTCACCAATGAGACGGTCTACCCGGCCAATGCGCCCTCAGATTGGAAGTGGACCGAGATCCAGAAGCAGCAGGCCGTGAACGCCGCTATCAAGAACGCCACCTCGGTCGCCTTCGCGGCGAGGCTTCAGCCACCGCCCATCGCGCAGGCGATGAAGGATCAGGCACGCGCGCGGATCGAGCAGGCGGCAGCCGACTACAAGGCCTTCAAGGCTCGGATGCAGGCGGCCGGCTTCAACCCAGGTGGATGACCTTGACGAGGAACAGCACGGCGATGGCCACCGCGCCTCCCCAGAAGATGAAGTCGGAGACGATCTCGATCGCCATCTCGACGCGCGCTCTGCGCTTGCCGGTTAGTCGCATGGGAGTTCTCCTTGGCTAGCTCGGGGTTCTCGCCGAGCGTGATCGGGGCGGTGGTGAAGGCCGCGCGAGCTCGCAAGCTCGACCCTGCGGCCATGCTGGCCACGGGCTTCGCGGAGTCGGGGCTGAACCCGGGCGCCGTGAACAAGTCCTCCGGCGCGACCGGGCTCTTCCAGTTCCTGCCCTCCACCTGGCAGGGCATGGGCGGCACGGGTTCGGCGACCAATCCGGTTCTGAACGCAAGCCTTGCCGCGCGCGGCATGGCGCAGGCGGGAGCCTCGGGTCTCACCGGCCGGTCGGCGCTGGAGAAGATGATCACTGGCTTCGAGCGGCCCGGCCCGGCCGGCGTGCAGTCGGACCTCAGCCGCGCGCTGCCTTTCATGAAGCAGGCGCAGCAGCTCGTGTCGCAGTACGGGGGCATGTCAGCGCAGCCTAGCGCGATGCCCAGATCTGGTGCCATCCCCCAAACGGGTGGCGGTGGGGGCGGCGGCCTGGATCTCTCCGCGCTCGGGCCGATCCTGCGCTACCTCTCCAAGCCGATCGACCCGTCGAAGATCGGGGTGGGGCCGCAGCCGGGGCTGCCGATGGGGCTCATCAACAACCTGCTGAAGTCGCTCGGCACGCAGGGGCAGAACGTCGGCGCCGGCTCTGGTGTGGCTGGTCAGCCTGCGGGCACCGTCTCCCAGAGCTTCGAGAAGGGGCATGGTCGCCAGCCGATCGAAGGCCCGGAGAAGCTCATCGGGCTGCCTTATCAGGGGTCCCATACGCTCTTCGGAAACTGGGAGTCGGACAACGCGGTGGACATCGCCACCCCGGTGGGCACGCCGATCTACGCCATCTCGGACGGCACGATCGGTTCGCAGTTCGGGGCGCTGGACTCGTCTGACCCGCACCTCGAAGGGCTGCGGCTGCACCTGGACGGGCCGACCGACTCCTTCTACTACGCTCACCTCTCGAGGTTCGCGCCGGGCATCCAGCCGGGCGTGCGCGTCAAGGCCGGTCAGCTCCTCGGGTACTCGGGCAGCGCGAACGGGGTAGCCCATCTGCACCTGGCGTCGGAGAACCGGGACCCGCGGACCTACCTGTCGTGAGCGGGTTCGGCAGCAGCGGCACTACCGTCTAGAATCAGGAGGCAAGATGGCCAACTGGGTCTGTCAGTTCACCGGCGGTCCGCTCGACGGGCGCCAGTTCACGATCAACTCGGCAGGCGACCAGGTCACCTGCCTCACCACCGTCGGCGGGAGCACGATCAACACGTACGTCTACCAGCGGGTGCAGAAGTCGGACGAGACCGCCAAGGCCGTTCAGACGCCGCACCTCTACCAGTTCCTCGCCGGCCGGACCACCTGAGGAGGCCCCAGTGCCATCGTTCGCAGCGCTCTTCACCGGCGGCCCGCTCGACGGGCTGACCCAGCAGATCGTCGATCCGGTCGAGGAGGAGATCGTCTCCCTCTTCCACCGCGGAGAGGAGATCATCCGGCACCTCTACGTCCAGGTGCTGGCGCCGAACCTCGACGGCGCCTACCCCTCGGGCCCCTTCCAGTACCAGTACCGGGGCACGCAGGCGCTGCCCTCCGCCGCGCCGCCGCCGCAGATCTCCACCCCCATCTCGGCCACCCCCGAGCCCGGCGTGCGCATGGCCGCGACCGACGCGACCGGCGCCCCGGCCCCGCCGCTCCCTGCCGACCAGCCTGCGCCGGGCGTGCAGGACCCGACGGCGACGCCGACCACCGACGTCTCCGCCTCCGACACGGCGACCACCACGGACACCACCTCCAGCGGCTCTCAGACGGCCTCTGCGGGCACGGCATCAGACACTGGGGCTACGACCCTCCCCGACGTCTCCGAGGGCGCACAGGCCCCCACAGCGATTCCGACCTCCACGGGCACCGACACCGGCGTGGCGCCGCCCACCCCGGCCGAGCCCGCCACCGACACCACCATGCAGCCCGACCAGTCGGCGACGAACGTCGGCACCGGCGACACGTCGAGCACGAGCGCTCCGGCCCCTGCCGAGTCCGCGACCACCACCGAGACGGCCCCGGCGTCCTCCGGCGCCCCGGCCGAGCCCGCGCCCCCGCAGGGCTCCGGCGCCGAGCAGGTCTCGCCGCCGCCGACCGAGGCGACGTGAACGGTCCTACGCCGATCGTCTTCTCGCCGCGCAAGGACCTTTACGGGCGGCGCGTGGTCATGGAGGCTCACGGCTCCCGTCGCTACGGGATCGTGGTCGACTCGCACTTCGAGTCCGAGGAGGGTCCGCACCACCCGCGGACCCTCATCCTGGTGGTGGAGGATGAAGAGACCCATCTCCCGCTGGTCTGGGAGGTCCCTGCGGTCAAGCACCCGCGCGACTGGGAGAAGCACAACTTCCGCATCCGGTTCCAGCCGCTCGACACCGACGCCAACGATCTCTCGGCGCTGGGGCTGGACCGCGGGAACGGGAGCATGGCCGACCTGCTGGGACTGGTGCGCGCAGGAAGGTGACGTGGCGGATCGGGAGCCCATCTACGATCGTCGGGGCACCGATCGCCACATCTCCGCGCTCGAGCGAAGGATCGAGGCGCTCTCGGACAAGCTGGACATCCTCGACCGCGAGGGATCGCGCGGCCTCAGCGTCCTCATCCAGCGGGTGTCGGACGCTGAGGCCCGCCGCAACGACCTGGTCGCCTCCAACGAACGCGCGCACGAGTCCCTGCGTCAGAGCATGGAGGGGATCCGCGAGCACATCCGCCATCTGGACGACGAGCTCGAGGCGGTCAGGCGGGTGCAGCTCACCGCCAACGTGCCCGGGCTCCCGGCCCGGCTCGAGCGGGTGGAGGTCGCCCTCGAGCGCCGCTCGGGTCTTCTGGCCGGGATGCGCACGGCGTTCGGCGTCTACGCCGCTGTGGGGCTGGCGGCGGCGGGCGTCGTGATCCAGATCATCCTCAAGGGATGAGGTTCTGGCGCTCATGGCGGACGGTGCGGGCCGCCGAGGTCGTCTTCCTGCTGCTCGTCGCCGGCAACATCGCGCTCGGGGTGTCGAACACCACCGGCCTCTCCTCCGAGAGCAGGCAGCGGATCGCCGAGAACACCGAGCTCGTCCACCGGCTCGACCACATCGTGGGCGCCGTCGCCCAGGCCAGCGCCCGCAACTGCGCCTCGATCAACAACATCGGCCGGGTGCTGACCCAGGCCGCGCGGGGCTCGGGGCTTCGCTTCATCGCCCGCGGCTGCGCGCTTCGGGTGCAGGGCCAGGTCGTCGCCCAGCCGCCGCTCTCCGGGCCACAGGGTCCTCCCGGTGCGCCCGGGAAGCCTGGACTGAGTATCGTGGGGCCGCGCGGCAAGCCGGGCATCCGAGGTCCGATGGGCCTGCCGGGCCCGATAGGCCCTCCGGGTCCTCAGGGTCCTGTCGGGCCACCCGGCCCTGCGGGTCCGCCCGGCCCGCAGGGGCCTCCGGGTTCAGGCGGCGGCAACGGATCCAATGGCTCGCAGGGGATCCCCGGTCCTCAAGGCCCGCCAGGCCCCCCGGGACCGCCCGGTCCGCCCGGCCCCACGGTCACGTCCACCGTCCCTGTGCCGGTCTGCGTGACCGGCGCCCCACCCCCCTGCTGAGGAGGACCAGTGGCCACCAACGGCCAGAAGGTAGCCCAGGTGGCGCTCGCCCACGTCGGGCTCATCGAGAACCCGGTCGGCTCCAACACCGACTCGGGCGGGCTCATCGACCAGATGCAGGCCTACTGGGGACTGCACGCCGAGCCGTGGTGCGCCATGTACGTGAGCTACTGCTACCGCACCGCCGGGGTCGACGACGACGGCGTGATCAACCCGGGCACCTCGACCATGTGCATGCGCGCGGCCGCGAAGAACCTGTGGCGGGCGGCGGGGCCGGTGCCCACCGGGGCGATCATGATCCTCTGCGGCATCCACACCGAGGTCGTGATCTCCGATCGGGGCAACGGCCTCATCGACTGCGTGGGAGGCAACGTCAACCAGCAGGTGATGCGGACGGTCCGCTCGCTCGGCGGCGGCTGGCGCTGCATCGTGCCGCCCGCGATCCTGCAGGGCCAGCCCGAGCCGATCCGGGTCTACGGCTTCGACGACCCGGCCCACGCCCCGAAGCGATACGGGCCCTGGCACGACCGCTCGGCACGCGAGGCGGCGATCGCGAGCCTGCCCCCCGACGAGCGCCGCTTCGCGCGCCGCATCAGGATACCCGGGCGCAACCAGTACGCCTTCGACCTTCTGAACCCGGCGCAGTGGCGGTTCGGTCCGTGGCAGGACAAGGGGGCGCGCGACGCGGACATGGCCTCCTACCAGAAGAAGGTCGGCCGCTCGATGCGCCCGTGGTCGCAGCCGGTGCAGCCGCAGACCGGGGGCGGCGGCTCCGTCACGAGCGGTGAGACGACCCAGTAAGTGGGAGAACCTGGAGGTGACCGTGATCTACGCGCTCGACGACGACCCGCCGCCCGAGGACCAGGACATCGTGGACGAGGATCCGTCGGCTCCGACGGACTACCAGGGCCCGCTCCCCGTAGGGACGGCGGGGTGATGGGCCGGCGAGGGGGCGGTGGCTGCGATTGGTCCTCCAGTCCCGCCCCCTCTCATCATGCGGCCACGGGGCCAAAGGAGCGCCCCCCGAAGGGTTAGGAGGGAGGTTGATCCATCTCATCCTGCAGGCGTTGAGTCACCTGTTCCCGGGAACGATCGGAACACTGCTGCGCGAGCTTGCAGCCAAGATCGCGGTCACCGGGCTCTAGGAGGAGACATGCTGTCCACCATTGCGGGCGCCCTCTGGGACTTCATCGTCACCGTGTTCGGCGCGCTCGTCTGAGAGAGGGGAGGACCCCATAGGCCTTTTCGACGGAGCCATCCAGCAAGCCCAGCAGGTGCTGGACCAGGAGTACACGACCAAGTTCAAGCCGCTCTTCGATCAGGCGGTGGCCGAGGTCGAGTCCGCGAAGGGCGCCGACCAGCACCTGGACGCCTCGATCCAGGCGCTCACGGCGCAGGTGCAGGCCAACACTGTGTTCATGTCCTCGCTGATCCAGCAGATGCGCGCCGTGAACGCGCACCCGGCCGTGGCGGGAAAGCCATGAGCACCACGCCCCCCGTGGTCACGCCCGCCCCCGTGGCACCCGCCAACCCGTCGGTGCCGCTCGGCTGGGGGAGCTACGTCTCCCTGTCGGGCATCGCCGGGGCGGTCCTGGCCTTCGTGCTCGCCTGGTACGAGAACAACTGGCACCTGACCGGGCCCATCGCGGCGCTCGGGGTGACCGCCGGCGGCGCCATCATCGGGTTCCTCGAGAGCCGGTCCAAGCAGTTCGCGGCGCTGGTGACCAAGAGCGAGGCGACCCTGCACGACCTCGGCATCGACATCACGCCGCCCAAGTGACCTCAGTCGGCGTCAAGATCCTGCTGGCCATCCTCATCGCGGCGGTCGCCGTCGCCCTCGGGATCGGCCTGCACCCACTGTTCCTGCTCATCCTGATCATCGCCCTCCTGGTGGTCGTCCTGCTCTGAGAACTCCGCGTCGACGATCTCCCCGTGGGCGTACAGGGAGGCGACGCGCTCGATGGCCTCCAGGGTGGTGGCGTCGCCCGCCGCGGCCGCTGCCCTGGCGAGGGCCTCGGCGTCCAGGTGCAGGGAGATGCTGGGCGCCTTCTCCTCGCGGTCGAGCCCGAGGTACTCCGCCCGGCGCTTCATCACCTTGAGGCAGTAGTTGGCGGCAGCCATCGATGGGTTCTCCTCGTCGGTGGCCTTGGGGAACCACGTCGCCCACAGCCGGTCGAGGCGGCCGAGCTCAAGCTGGCGCACGGCCTCGAGCGCGTCGGGGTCGGTGGACTGGTCGACCTCGGCCTCCTTGCGCATGACCCGCATGAAGGCGGCGCGGGCCGACTCGTAGCTGACCCCAATCCTGTCGGCGATCTCCCGGAAGGTCAGGCCCTGCAGGCGAAGCTCGGTGGCCTCCCGCTCGAGCCGGGCCTCGGCCGACACCACGAGCGCGGCGATCTGCACCGCGTGCTTGCGGTCGACGGCGTTGTCCGGGCGAGCGGGCTTGCGCCTGCGGCGGCGCCGGCGCGGGGCGAGCTCGTCCGGGGGCTTGCCGTTGGCCTCACTCATCGTCGGGATCTTCTTCCTCGAGGAGCTCCAGGTCCTGCTGGTCGGGCTGCACGTCGGGCAGGAAGTAGAGCTTCTTGCGGCTGCCCGGCGCCGTGCGCGAGAGGGCGTTCAGCTCCTTCAGCACCTCGAAGACGAAGCTCCGCTTGCGGCCGCAGACGCTCTCGAGGACGTCCACCTCGCAGCCTGCTCCAGCACTGTCGATCAGCGCCGTTCTGATGTTGGCGACGGCGAGGTCGCGTTCGTTCTTCTTCAGGTCGGCGGCGGTCTGGTTGAGGCTGTAGCCCTGGTAGCGATCGTACTTCAGGGGCCATGAGGTGCGGACGGGAAGGCCTGGACCGCGGCTCTTGAAGAAGTAGAGGCGCGAGTGGCCGTCGGACTGGAGCTTCAGCCCGAGTACCACCTCGGCGCCGCGCAGATAGCTGGCCGAGCCTGCGATCTCGTCGAGGGTGAAGTCCTGCTCGCGCATCCGGTTCTGGCGCTTTCTCATGTGGGCGGGGAGGATCAGGTTGAAGTTGTACTTCGCTCGCCAGCCGTCGAGGATCTTCATCAGGGCCTTGGCTTGCTGCTCGTCGTTCTGGTCCCCGTCGTGCAGCTTGTAGAGAGGGTCGAGAGCTATCACGTCCCACCCCTCGGCGATGTCCCGCTCGAGCTTGATGCAGTCGGGGGAGCCGGGAGCCAGGGACATGCCGTCGGGCACCGAGATGATCTCAATCTGATCCGAGTCGTCGAGCCCGTTCTCCTCCAGCAGACGATCTATGTCCCAGTGGGTCTGCTCGCAGTCGACGAGCAGCACCCGACAGGGGCGTGGCGCCTTCCAGCCGAGGAAGGAGCTACCACGGCAGAGGGCGCCGAGGATCTGCCAGACCAGCGTGGTCTTGCCCTCCCCGGTGCCGGCGCCGATCACGAGCCGCTCGCCGCGCACCACGAGCGGGCCGAGCAGCTCCTCGCGCGGGGGCTTGGGCAGCGCGTGGAACTGTCGTCCGGTGTAGCGGATGTACTCAACCGCCGCCTCCTCCACGCGCCCGTTGGGAACGGTGTGGATGCGGATCGACTCGGTGAGTTCGGCGACCCTGGCTCGGAGGTCCTCCTCGTCCATGGCCTTACTGGACGTTCTGCTTGGTCAGCACGTCCATGATGGCGAGCAGAGAACAGGCGATGGACATGAGAGCCATCTCTTGAAATGTCGGCTCGTCCGGCATCAGGACATCTGCCTGCCTGACGGACTCTCTGGCGCTCTCCACGACCTCGTCGATGCTCTCGGTCCACATGCGATCTCCTATCGGTTGTCCGGAGCGCTGATGGGCTTCTTGGCCCCGGCGAGAAGGCCCCGGCGGATGACGGGCTTGGCCTCGCGATAGGGCAGGCCACAGGTCTCGGCCGCCGCCACCAGACCGCCGGTGGCGAGCTCCATCTCGATCTCCCCGCCCGCGACGTAGCCCCCGAGCAGGTAGGCCGCGCGGGCGAGGGTGTTGTTGCGGTCGCCCTCAGGGCAGGCGGCGACGCGCTCGAGCTGCGAGCGCAGCACCGCCAGCCCGTACCTGGTGCCGCCGCGCGGGCGGTCGGCGAGCGGCACCGGGGCGATGTGGATGCGCCGGTCGGGCTCGTCCTCGCGACGGGCGGCGTACCAGTCCTCGATGGCGAGGTCGCGGCGGATCTCGCGCAGGACGCCGGCGCCGTAGGCGTGGAAGGCGGCCCAGTGGTGCTGGCTGCACACCCCGCGCCAGTAGCCCGGCCTCGAGCATCCCGGCACCTGGCATGTCTCGACGGCGGTTGCCATCAGGGGCGCCGGATGGGAGGGTCGAGGCTCTCCGCGTTCCCCAACGAGAGAGAGCCCCGATGCTGCGACGACTGCTCGCCGCCTCCTGCTGCACCTTGGCCCTCGCCACGCCCGTGGGCGCCGCCGGGTCTGTGGATTCGCACCTGAAGCGTATCGCCTGGTGCGAGTCGAGGAACAGCCCCACCGCCGTCTCGCCGGGCGGCACCTACAGAGGCCTTTTTCAGTTCGACTACCCCACCTGGCGCGGGGTGGGTGGGCGCGGCGACCCGGCCCGCGCCAGCGTGCGCGAGCAGTGGAAGCGCGCCCGGATCCTGTACCGGCTGCGCGGGTCGGCGCCCTGGCCCGTCTGCCAGTGGCGATGAGTCAGGCACCGGCCGCCTGCACGATCTGGGCGTTGCGGATGGCGCCGGCATAGGCGATGCCCAGGGCATCCGCAGCGTCTTGGGTGGCGGGGTTGGCGCCCTGCTCGATGGCCCACCTGAGGATCTGCTCCTTCTTGGCGTTGCCGGGCAGGCCGATGATCGACTTCCACTCCTGCGGCGCGATGAGCTGCACCGGCGCGTCGGGCCAGCGGCGCTCGGCCTGCTGGAGCACGCGGCCGATGAACATGGCGTGCTCGACGGCGCCGCGGCGGGAGTATCCGACGTGGGGGGACTCGACGTAGACGAGGTCGACGGCGCGCATGCCCTTGCACCACCAGGCCACGAAGCTGCCCGGGTCGCCGTCGAGTACCGCGCAGCCGCAGTCGACGGGGAGGATGGGCGGCTCGTCGGGGGCGAGCTCCCCCACCACGCTGACGAGCGCCCAGCCGATGCGCAGGCGCTGCGCGTCGATTCCCAGACAGATCACTGGTCGCGCTCGCCGAAGAGCCGGGCCCAGACCCAGGCCAGAAGCAGGGACGAGAGCACCCACATGCAGAGGGCCCAGCCGATCATGGCGATCATCTCTCGCCGTACCAGGGCTTGGACCAGCGGATGAGCTGCTCGTGGACGGCCCGGCGCTGGCGCTCGGTGAGGCCGGCGAGCGTGCGGCGGGAGTTGATCTGGTGGTCGTGGAAGAGGCGGGCGACCTTGCGCTCGCCGATGTAGGGCACCTTCTCCAGGTACCGCCAGACCTTCTCGCCCTGCAGGTGGGCGGGCGGGTCGAGGAGCTTCTCGGCGGCGTCGCGGGCCGAGACGTAGCGGCCGAGCTCCCTCCAGTGGGAGTAGGTCGCGGCGCGCTCGGAGCGCACGCGGTTGGCCTTCTGCAGCGCAAGCTGCTGCTGGGCGTACGAACGGTCGGGGACGCTGGCCATGGGGCCGGTCACCTCCTGTGTGGGTCCTCGGGGGCGCCGCAGGGGGGCGGCGTGGGGAGAGGTCTACCACCGCTCGGTGCCGTCGTAAAGGCGCGCGATGAGCGGGCTTTCAGACCCGAGGCACTACATCTGGGGTGGGATTCTCCCACCGTCCGGGGAATGGGCACGTCCCACCCCCAGATGTAGCGCATGTCAGCCTAGAACAGACTAGAACGGAATGTCTTCATCCTGGCCCTTCTGGCCCTGCTCGACCATCGTGCGCCAGTCGTCGGCGCCGGGCGTGGAGGGGAACGAGCCGCCGTCGGGGGCGCCGTAGCCCTTGACCTTGGCGCGGGTCTTGCCCTCGTAGGTCTCGTGGTCGACGCGCACGCGGCAGCGCCGGCCGACCAGCGAGTTGGGGTCGAGGTCGAAGCCCCCCTGCGGGATCGGGTAGCCCATCGCCTCCAGCTTCTGCTTGACGAAGCCGAGCGAGGCCGGGGTGATCCAGATCGTGTCCCAGAGGAGTCGGTTGGCGTGCTCGCGGGGGTCCTCCACGCACATGGTGAGCTCGACGCCGGGGGTCTCCGAGCGGCTCTTGGTCTCCTGGGCGCCGTCCACGCGGACCGAGTACCAGCCCGGGGGCAGCGGGTCGAAGCCGCCGCCCGCGCTCTCGGTGCCGGACAGGTCGGGAACCTTGATGCTCATGCCTTCTTCTCCTTCTGGGGACGGGCGAACTCGGCGTAGGCCTTCGCCCAGGCGGACAGGTCGAGGTCGACCACGGGGGCGAGCAGGCCGTTGCGGTTCTTGGCGTAGCGGCGCTCGTCGGGCTGGACCTTGGCGACGTAGCGGGGAGGGCCCTCCTTCTGGGAGAGCACGGCGGTGTAGCCCACCACGTCGCACATGGCGGTGAGGATCTGGGGGTTCTTGCGGCCGCCTGTCATGGGCATGAGCAGCATGCCGTCGGCGGTCTCCGCGAGCTGCTCGTGGCAGACGAAGATCGCGTTCACGTCGGCGTCCTTGACCAGGAACCGGGCGAAGCGCTCGATGGTGGTGCCGGCGTCGCCGAAGTTCTGCAGGCTCGGGCGGTTGGAGGGGCTCGACTCCTCGACGAGGATCCGCCAGACGTCCTCGACCGGGTCCAGCACCACGGTCTGCTCGCCGTCGCCGCCGTCGCGCAGGTAGAGCGACACGTCGATCAGCGACTGGCGGCCGGTCACCCGGTACTCGCGCACGTTCTGGGCGCCGTAGCGGGCGCGGGCGAAGTCGAGCGCGGTGGAGGACTCGGCGTTCAGCACCAGCACGGGGCCGGGCGCGCCGCAGGCGGCGGTGGTCTTGCCGGTGCCGGGCGGGCCGTACAGGCACACCGCGATGCGCGGCGTGCGGCGCTCGGGCTGGACGAGGTCCAGGCGCCGGCGGGCGGTCGTGGTCATGCGGGGATCCTTTGGTTGGGCTCGTAGAGCGCGTCGCGCAGCTCCACGTCGCCGGGGGTCGGGCAGATGTCGAAGAACGCGCACCCCGAGCACCACTGGCCGGGGTGGCGGATGGGCTTCAGTGCGTGCGAGCGGTAGAGGCGCACGAGGGTCTCGGCCGCCTCCAGCTCGCGCAGCGCGTCATCCAGCTCGTCCTCGCGGAAGAGCACCTCGTGGCGCTGCTGCCAGGTCTTGGCCTTCAGCCGCTCTACGGTCGGCGGGTGCGGGGATTGCTTTCGGATCTCGCACTCGTAGAGGTACTCCTCCAGCAGACAGGACTGCGTGGCCGAGACCGAGCCGTTCTTGTTGAAGCGCACGGGGTTCGGCGCGTCGCCAAGGCGCTCGTCCACGATCACGCCGCGCACCTCGGGGTAGCACCACGACGGCTGCGTGACGGGATCACGCGGCTCGGGGATGAACTCCCGCTGGTTGGCGAGCGCCAGCGCGTACCAGCGCACCTGCCGCCAGAGCACGATCTGCTCGAGGTTGGTGAACCGGCCCTTGGGGCGCCACTTGAACTCGACTACCCACAGGAAGCCGTCCTCGTCCTGGTGGACTCCGTCCAGGTGGCAGCGGTAGACCCAGCCGTCTGCGTGCGGCATCTCCAGCTCCACCTCGGAGCCGACGAGGTTCAGCCGCGTGGCGGTGGCCATGTAGTGGACAAGCGCGGCCGACATGCGCGTGCGGGTCTCCTCGTACTCCCGCTCGTCGAGCGCGCCGTAGCGGTCCATCTCCTGCGCGTCGCGGTTCAGGAACTCCATCAGCGCATCGTGGGCGCGGACGGCCGGGGCGTGGCCGATCTCGTTCGGCAGACGGGTGTGCCAGGCCTGCACCGCCGCCCCCCAGGCCCGGCCCTCGCGCAGCTTGGGCGCAGTGACCTTGGAGCGGATTGGGAATCCCGCCAGATCGGAGTAGGCGAAGCTCCACTTGGCCCCACACTGCAGCAGCGTGGCGACCTCCGACTGGGTCAGCGGCGCACTCACCCGAGGGCCTTCCGGGCCGCCTCGAGCCGCTCGGCCACGCGCTCCTCGACGATCTCGTTGATGAGCGCCTCGAAGGCGGCCCAGCGCTTCTTCCGCTTATCGCCCTTCGCCATCTCGGCGTCGAAGGCGTCGTTCCACTCCTGCTGGCTGTACTCGCGGCTCGGGCCCACGCCGTTGCGCTCGCGCTGGCGGCGGTAGTAGGCGGCCGACACCGACTGCGCGCTCGAGTCGATCTCCTCGGCCACCGCGTGGATGGCGTCGGTCTTGGTCATGCCGTCGTCGATCAGGTGGCTGACCAGCGCGTGGACCTCGTGCGAGTCCTTGCGGGTCATGCCGGCGAGCGCCTTGGCTCGCGCGGTGAACTCTTCAGGGGTCACTTCTTTCTCCTGAACCTTCGGGGTGGGTGGATCTGGCCGGACGTCGATACCTCGGCAGACCTCCGCTCGGCCAGATACGGAGGCGGTTCACCCACATGATGGGGCACTGCCTGGGCCCGGTCATGTCGCCGGGGCGGGAGTCGAACGACTGCTCCCGGACTGCGGTCTAGAAGCTCTGGGGGTTGAGGATCTGGTGGACGCGCTCCATGACGAGCGGGAGCACGGGGTAGCGCATGCGCGGGGTGGTGTGGACGGTGCGGCTCTCCAGCCGGCGCACGAGCGCCGACAGGCGCCCCTCGGGCTGGTCGAGCCAGCCGTCGTCGGCGGGGCCCGCGTAGACCTCGGCCCATGAGTCCTGCATGTAGCGCAGGTACCGGCGGGCGAGCCGGTCGACCATGTAGCGGCCGTGCTCGCAGGAGCCGGGCGTGCCGCGGTCGGGAACGCCAACGGACCCGGGAAGGGTCCAGGCGCCGGGGATCTCGTCGGCGTCGAAGTCGAGCCCGGCGAGCGGGTCTTGCATCTCGTGCGACATGGAACCTATGCTCCTCGGTTGGGAGAGGGCTGTCGCGGCTTCCGAGTCCTGCGGCGGCCCCTCTCGGGGGCGGGTGCAGTGGCAGGGGGCACACGGTCGGGGCGGTGATGGGATGTCGCCTCCCCGACCGTTATCTGCTCGAGCGGCACCGCCAGGGCCTCGGCCAGCGCCCGGGCGATGAGCACGTTGTGGCCCATCCGGTAGGTGCCGATCTCGGCGTGGGTGACGGTGTTGCGGCCGATGCCGGCGCGCTGGGCGAGCGTGGTCTGGGAGATGCCCAGATCCTCGCGCAGGCGCCGCACTTCGGGTCCGTTGATCTTGATCAGCATGATCGCAGTTTAGACCTGTGCCTACCCGTTGTCCAGCACGCCGATGGAGCGAAGGCGCGAGCGAAGGGCCTCCTCGACGTTGTTCCCAGGCGTCGAGCCGCAGGTGAAGCTCTGACCGGTCGCCTTGTTGATGACCTTCAGGTGCCCACCGCCCAGGTGCTTGATCGTGAGCTGCGAGAGGTACGGGCGAAGCGGCTCCATCACCCGCTTGTCCAGCACCATCGCGCCGGTGCCGGGCACAGGCGCAGCACCGTTCCTGGCGTCTATCTCCTTGGCCAGGTCCCTGAACTCGTGGCTGACGGGGCCAGGCTCGGGCCGGACGTACTCGTAGCGGCGGTGCAGTCGGCCACCGGGACCGACGTTGCTCGTCTGGCGCAGGATGCCGCGCTCGACCAGCGGGTCGAGGTACTTGGCGGCGGCGGTGCTCGCGCGGGTGTAGTTGAACTCGCGGCCGAAGTCGACCGCGGTGAACTTCTGGGTCTTGACGACCCAGTCGCGCACCTGCTCCTCGCTGATGCGAGGCTCGTTCTGTCGGCGCCGCGGCTTGGCGATCGGCGCGGGCCGGACCTCGCCACGCAGAGCGGCGATGATCGACTCGACCTCGACCACCTGATCGCGCACGCGCGCAAGCTCCTCGATCAGAGGAGCCTCCTTCTCGCGCAGATCGTTCAGCTCAACCTCCAGACTGGAGATCAGCTCGCCTCGTCTACCAATGGACATCAACCCTCCTTAGGGCTCGTGGGGCTCGCGGGGCTCGTGGGGATCAGCAGGGTGTCCAGCAGCTCGCCGACGATGCTGCCGTCGCGCAGGCGGTCGATGATCTCGCCGTCCTGCACCGCGGCGATGTCGGCGAGCTTGCGGTTGAGGATCGCCTCGACGATGTCGTCGAGCGTGTCGGGGGCGAGCAGGTGGTAGGCGGTGAGGCCGTGCGGGTCCGAGACCCGCCCGTGGGCGCGGCCGTAGGCCTGCTCGAGGTCCATCGGCCGCCAGGGAAGCTCGGCGATCAGCATGTGCGAGGCGGCGGTGAGGGTGAGCCCCACGCCGCCCGCGCCCAGGGAGACCACCGCGACGCGCCGGCCCTCGCCGGACTGGAACTCGTCCACCGCGGCGGCGAGCTCGTCGTCGGTCATCCCGGCCTTGATCCAGATCGCGCCGAAGGCCTGAGCGAGCTGCTCCTGCACGTCGACGTGGTGGGCGAAGACGATGAGCGGCGCGTCCGGGTCCTCGGCGAGGAAGGACTGCACCCACTCGATCGCCGCGGGAACCTTCGCGAGGCCGACCGCGCGGCGCATTGTCGCCAGCGCGCCCAGAGCATCCGCCCTGGCCTGGGCCCGCGCGGCGGCGTCCTGGGCGGCCAGGATGGCGGCCCGCGCCTCGTCCAGCTCGTGCGCGGCCTCGTCGTACTCGCGGCGGGAGATGTCGGCCTCGACCGCCACGCGCTCGACCGCGGGAAGCTCCTGCCAGACGTCGCGCTTGCGCCGCCGCAGGTAGCAGTGCTCGCGAAGGCGCTCATGCAACGCGACGAGCTCCGCCGGCGCGACGTAGGGCCGGTCGAAGCGCCAGCGGAACTCGCGCTCGCCGCCGAACTCCTCGAGCCTGCCGAGGATCCGTAGCGGCGCCAGAAGTTCCATGCCGCTGTTGGGCGTGGGCGTGCCGGTCAGGAGCAGCCGCACCTCGGGCCCCGCCTCGGAGGCGATGCGCTCGACGGCCTTGGTGCGCCGGGCGCGCGGGCTCTTGAGCGCGTGCGACTCGTCGACGACGAGCGCCTTGACACCCAGCGCGATCAGCGGCTCGGCGTGGAAGGCGACGACGTCGTGGCTCAGAATGATCACGTCGGCGTCATAGCGCTCGGGAGCGAGCGGCTTCTGGCCGTGGACGACGTACACGAGCGCGCCCGGGATCCACTGGCGGACGTGGCGCTCCCAGGACGTACGCAGCTTGGCCGGACACACGACCACGGCCGGGAAGGCCTCGCGCTCGTGCAGCACCGCCAGGGCCTCAACGGTTTTCCCGAGGCCGACCTCGTCCGCGATGAAGGTGCGCCCGCGCTCGGCCGCGTAGGCCACGCCGGCGCGCTGGAACGGACGAAGCTCGCCGCCGAGTCCCTCGCGCGGGGCGAAGTGAGCGTCCAGGGCACGCGAGGCGGCGGCGCGGTGGCGGGCGGCGCCCGCGATCGAGTCGAGTTCCCGCCGCGCACGCTCGCGGACCTGGAAGCCGAAGCGCTCGGCGATGTCCGCGAGCGCGGCCGCGTTCGACGCGGTCGGCGGAATGACCCAGTGCCGGGCGTCCGCGTTCCACTCGCGCCCGGTCATGGTCCGCACCAGCTCGCGCAGGTCCCGGAAGGCCGGGTCGCCCGGCGTCCACTTGATGCGGAAGGCGTCCGCCTCCCACCAGATGCCCCGAAGCCACGCGCCAGCCGCGCTGGGAGGGCCTGTGCGGCCCTCCGAGGCGGCGGGAG